GGATTGGGATTGATGTCTATAAAGGCAAGCACGGAGCAGCACCCAAGCCGGCTAACGCCAATTTGCTGGACCTCAACGACAAACTCGGACTGGTCCCTTCCTACGACGAACTGACCACCGCAACGCTCAAGGCTGACTTCCTTGCCTTGCTTGACAAACTCCCAAAGGAGCAGCAGGCGAAGTTCATGAAGGACATCGACCACATGACCCCTGCACGATTCGAGAAAGGCATTCAATTCATCCAAAACCAACTTGCAAAATCATGAACCTACTTGAACAGATGAACGCAGACGAGTTTAAGAAACTGCTTGAGTTCAAAGAAAAGTACCCGACCCTTGGAGAGAACTTGATAAAAGCCTTGACCGAGAAAATTGTTGTCATTCATCTAACCGTCGATGAGTGCATCAATTTATGCCAAGCCTTGGGATTTCCTTGGGCTGGTGTATTCAACCAAATCTTTGACGCTTTTAAATCGAAACCATGACCTTCAGTCAATACCTCAAATCCGTAAAGGCTTGCAAGCCTGCCGTTGAGTGGGCTGGAAACAAGACGATAGAAGAAGTCGTTGCAACCTGCCACCGAGGGGATTGGCTCCTGTGGCTTGCCAAAAAGTGCGACATCGGACTGCAACCGCTGACCCTTGTCAAGGGACATTGTGCCAACACGGTTAGGCACTTGATGAAGGACGAGCGCAGCATTAGGGCGGTTGACGTTGCTATTGCTTTTGGCGAAGGCAAAGCGACCCGTGAAGAGTTAGACGCTGCCGCTGCCGCTGCCGTTGCCGCTAACGCTGCCGCTGCCAATGCCGCTGCCAATGCCAATGCCGATGCCTATGCCGCTTCCGCTGCCTATGCCGCTGCCTCTGCCGATGCCGCTAACGTTGCCTATTACGCTGCCGCTGCCGCTGTCTATGCCGCTGCCTCTGCCGATGCTAATAGAATGCAAACCGCTGACATCTGCCGAAAGTACATTGGCGACCTAATCAGTGAAAAAGTAAACCAAATCCTAAACCAAACCCCATGATTCACCCAACTCTCATCACAATACCAAAGGCCGACATCTGCAAGGCAGAGATAGCCCAAATCGCCCAGCAACTGACCGACCGAATCAAAGACGGAGAGGTCAACCCCATCGAGGCCCACATCAAACTGAAGGCCATCGTCAAGGCTCTTGAAGCCACCATCAAGGCCACCGAGCAGACCGTAGCCGACGAAGCCTCCAAGCACGGCAAGACCTTCCAAGCCTTTGGTGCAGAGATTACCCTGAAGGAAGGGAGCCTAACGCCTAACTACGAGGAAGACGAAGTGTATGCCGACCTCAAAGCACAAATGAAAGCGAGGGAGGAACTGCTGAAGATGGCCTTTCGCCAAGCAGGGAAGACCGCTATCTTTGACGAATCCACGGGCGAGCAGGTTCCAGTATGTTCAGCCAAGGCCACCAAAGCGTCCATAGCCGTTAGTTTCCGATGAAGCAAGTCATCAACACCATCAAGGCTTTGCGGTTATTGTCGCAGAAGCCTCTAAGAGCCTCTCAGTTGCAAGATATTCTTGGAACGAGCAAAGGGGCCACCTACCGAATCATAAGGGATTTACGGGCCTCAGGAGAGGTCGTAGAGAAAACCCTTTGTACTTACTCAATTAAACCCAAAAACCAAAACCAAGAATCATGAGTTACACACCACAACCCAACACCTTCACCCTGTTCGTAAACGACAAAGGCGACAACCCGAAGCGTCCCGATTACCGCGGCGATGCGGTTCTCCCCAGTGGCATGAAGATGAAGCTTTCATGCTGGCTCAAAGAATCAGCCAACGGAAAGAAGTTCCTATCAGGTAAAATGGAGCCGATGCAAGAGCAAGAAAATTCACAAAAACAAGGCTCGGACCTGCCTTTTTAGTGTAAATTTGCAGGCATACTACATTTACAATTAAACGCATCCGCTTGAAGTCGCAGCCAAGTAGATGTCAGATAAAAGGGTTCCTCAACTAACCCCCGCCCCGGCTGCTGCGACCAGTCGGGGTTTTTTTTTACCGCTATGAAGCAAATATCTTGGTTCAAATTCTCCCCAGCCGATTGGATGATGGGCAGAATATCACGGCAACCTGCCGAAGTTCAGGTCGCATTCCTACGCATTTGCTGCGTGTATTGGAACGCAGAATGTGAGATGACTCACGACCATGCTCACTTGGAGGGTGATGGACACTTGGAGCGACTACTCACAACCAAGCTCATCGAAACCAATGGGCAGTACGTCTTCATCAAATTCCTTGATATTCAATGGGAAGAGGCCAATTTGCACCGTACAAAGATGTCCGAAGCAGGCAAAAGGAGTGCCGAACGAAGGCTCACCAAGGTTGAAGAAACTCCAACTCACGTTGAGCCTATGTTGAACCTACCTTCAACTGAGGTTGAACCTGTGTTCAATAGAGAAGAGGAGAGAAGAGAAGAGGAGAGAAGAGAAAATGTGAGTGAGCAGTTCGAGGGCTTTTGGAAAGCATTCCCAAGAAAGACCGACAAGGCAAGAGCCAAGCGTTCCTTTCTACGTTTAACCAAGACCGAGCAAGATCTGGCGGTAAGCAACATTCAACGCCTCTACTCCGAAACACCCGCTCAATTCGTTCCGCATCCTTCCACCTACCTCAACGGCAAACGCTGGGAGGACCAAGCCATCCAACGAACACCTAACTTCGCATACTCAAACCTAACCTCCGATGATGAACCCTTACCAGTTGTCCGCTGAACGAAAGTTACTCGGATGCCTCATGGACAAGTTCGTAAACCGAACCGTCCTGCTAACCCAAATTCCTGAACGCCTATTTACAGGCAACAACGTCCTCCTGTACCGGGCTATTGAATCCCTCCACAAAGCAGAGCGAGAGATTGACATCGTAACCGTCTACAAATACCTTGCCGACGCAGGCCAAGCCCATGTCCTACTCGAAGGCATTGACCCCGAAGCAGGGCTTGTAAGCAACTGGAAGACCTACGCATCCGACCTCCACGACCTTTGGAAGGAACGTGAAGAAGCGAGAATCATGGAAGAACTGGCCCATGACCGGGATATCCCCAAAGCGTTCCAACGCTATCAATCCATCCAAGCCGTTGAATCCAACGCCTCCGAATCCTCGGCCCATGAACTGGCAAAGGATTTTCTTGCCAACATGAACGAGGTCCGGGAAGGCAGACGCAAGGACCAAATCTACCAAACCTTCATCCGACCGCTTGACAACATCTGCACCGGGTTCAAGCCGTCCGAGTTCATCCTCGTAGGTGGTCGTCCTGCGATGGGCAAGACCCTGCTTGCCCTCCAAATAGCGATGAATCAAGCCATGGCCGATATTCCCGTCGTATTCTTCACGATGGAAATGAGTGCAGACCAACTGACCCAGCGGATGCTTTCCAACCTTGGAACCATGGACGGGTCTGCATTCCTCAAGCCCGACGAGCGAATCAGCACCGAGCAGTACCTGACCTTGGCACAAAAGGCCGACCAACTGAAAGGGAAGCCTCTCTACATCGTGGATCTGCATCAAGCCAACCTTGACCGCATCGAGGGCGAAATCGCTAAACTCAAGGCCAAGTTCGGAATCGTTGGTTTCTACCTTGACTACTTGCAACTCGTGGAACCCGCAAAAATCGACAAACCCAAGCCCAAAATCGAGCAGATGACCAACATATCCAAGCAACTCAAAGCAATCTGCAAGAGGCAAAAGGTATTCGGGGTCGTGGTTTCTTCGCTCTCAAGGGCAACCGAAGGCAGAGCCGACCATCGGCCCATCATGTCCGACCTTCGAGAAACCGGGCAACTGGAGTTCGATGCCGACAAAATCGCCTTTGTCTATCGTCCCTACGAACACGATAAGAACGCAGAGCAGGACCTTATGGAAGTCATCTTCCGAAAGAACCGAAACGGCAGCCTTGGAATCGCCCAAGTTCAATGTCAACTCCCCTACACCAAAGCAAACGAATACCCCCTATGACACCCGAATACACCCTGCAAGCCGCCTGCGTGAAGTTGTTTAAACTTCTAAGGCCCTACGAGGAAGGGCGGTTATTTCTGAACCTCAACAACCCCCGAAGCCGAACCAACGGTCATTTTCTCAAAGGCATCGGCCTGACCGCTGGAGTGGCCGATATGACCTACCTATCCGACAAAGGGGCTATCTTCTTGGAGTTCAAAGCCGAGAAAGGCAAGCAGTCCCTGTCGCAGAAGTGGTGGCAGTCAGTTGTTCAGGAGGCAGGCTACCGATACGAGGTCATTCGGAGCGTGGAGGATTTTCAGCGAGTGGTTGCAAGTGTGGAATAGTTGTGTAGATTTGTTCCATGGCCCGACTACTCCTACTGCTCGTGCTGACCGCTTGCACCAACGACCGCCCTTGGAAAGTGATTGAGGTCCGGGCCAAGGGTAACGCCTGCGAGTACGTCCTATCCCGAAGCAACGGATTCGGGCCGCAAATAAAGACCCTGACCGATTCGTGTGGTGCGTACAAGCTATTTCAAACCTTAAACCTATGAAACGATTCTTAGTATTTGCAGGTGATGCCTATTATCCTGAAGGAGGGATGAATGATTTTCAGGAGGACTTTGACACCTTGGAAGAGGCAAGAAATTTTGAAGCAAAAATCAAAGAAGAGTTTAAATCTATATGGAAGGACAGCTGGAAGAACTTCAAATGGACCGAGATTTGGGATTCGGAAACACGAACCCACGTTTAATATGCAATCGATAACCGTCAGCCTCTGGTCTTACCGAAAGCCCCCCAGCGTCAGCCTATAAACTTACCAACCAAACCCCAACCCTATGAAAACCACACCAATCGATTTCCGACGCTGGCAACTGCATATCCGCAAGGCTTGCGTCAACTGCAACCGACCCGACAAAAGCGAAACCATCAAGGCTTGGTCCGTCAACTGGACCCTGCTCGGTCGAATCCTCCAAGCCAAAAACGCCTGACCATGGAATGGATTAAATGCTTTGACCGAATGCCGACACCTTACGAGCCTGTCCTGATTTTCACGACCGACCGCAATCAAGCCTACGCATGGCTCGGAGATGGCCGTTGGTACTACGAACACCAAACTTGGTTCCTGACCGAAGTGAGCCATTGGATGCCCCTACCCCCTAACCCGTTTTAACCAAAACCGATGAAAAAAGATTTTATCCCTTACGAACAAGCCCTTGCACTCAAAGGGCTTGGATTTGGTGAACCTTGTTTTGGTTATTACAGCATTGACTCGCTCAATCTTAAATCTCCCACTTTTAATTTGGAAAAACCATTTGAGTACGAATGGTGTTTGCCTGCACCCCTCTACCAACAAGCGTTCAGGTGGTTCAGGGAGGAGTATGGTTTGTGTTTAGTAATTAAGCCAATTGATGATAAGAAACTTGATTTAGGGTATAACTTATTAAAAAATGGATTGATTATCAATGCCCACCTCACCTACGAAGAAGCGGAACTTGCCTGTCTTAAAAAACTAATTGAACTTTCAACCAAGACGGCATAACCATGGACCTAATATCACGCACCATTCTCGGCTACACGGCAGAGGTTATCGGAGTCAGCCCGGACGACATCTTGAGCGAAGTCAAGACCCAAGAACTGGTCCTTGCTCGAAGCATCTTCGCAGACATCGCCTACTCCGAATACCTCTACACCTACTGCCAAATCGGGCGAATCATCAAGAGGAACCACGCCACGGTCATGCATAACCTCGAAATCCTTGCGATAAACATGAGAGCAAGGCCGGACATTAAATTCCTCCGTACACAGGTTTTAAACAGGACACGGGATTTTTTGCAACATTAGCGACAACCCCCGCCATCTTTGCGTGAGTGAACGCAGAGGCTACCATCCTTGACCTTTATCGAAGCGGAGAAATCCGCAAGGCTTGCCTCACCATTACGGGTGGCAATCCGCTTTGGAAGGACCTCGAACAAGAGGTCGTCCTGATCCTACTGGAGAAAGACCCCGACAAGATTACCAAGATGCAGGTCCAAGGGTACCTGCGATTCTACATCGTTCGTTTGATAATGAACCTGTACCGGGGCAACAATAATCAATTTGCCAAGAAGTACCGTCATCACGACGAGCGGGTTGAAGTGGATCCCGAAACCCAAGAACTAAGCAAGGACTACGACACCCTGCTCGATGACCTTTGGGCCATCGCCCAGCAAGAGATGGACTCTTGGGCCAAGGACGGAGCGTTCCCGTACGACAAGGAACTGCTGAACCTGCTCATGCAGACGGGAAATATGAAGGCCATGAGCCGGGAAACAGGCATCCCGTACAGGTCCATCATTTACTCCATCGAACAGGCCAAGGCCAAAATCAAAACCGCAATCGAAGCAAATGGATATACTGGTTTTTCCAATCCTGATTAGTGCTTTAGCGACCCTTGCGGTTGTGGAGTTCCGGGTGCTGCCGGGATGGTTCTACGCTCTGCCATTCGCCAAGCGGAAGCCGTTTTCCTGTATGACCTGCTTCGGGTTTTGGATGGGGGTCTTGCTGACCCTGCCGACCTGCCAATGGTACTTGGCCCCTATCCTTGGCCTTGCCTCATCTGCCACCGCAATAATCATTCGGGAATGGACCTTCAAATGACCAACGAGCAGTTCATCGTGGCCCAAAAGCATCGCAAGTATTGGGACCAATATGTGGCCTCGCTGACGATGCGACTCCCACCCGATGCGGTTGGTGAACTGCAAGCCATCCTTACGGCTCACGGACGACCGCCCACAAATTGGTGGTGTGCGGACTGCGTAAAATCAGCCCTTCAATACATTTACCTACAAGCGGACTTGTTTGCCGAAGCCAACCAAAACACCATAAACCACTCCCTGAATGCCCCTGCCAATTCCGAACAATAACGAGTCAAGAGAAGGCTTCATCGGTCGTTGTATGTCCAACAACGAGGCCAATGCGGAGTTCCCCGATACGGCTCAACGGCTTGCGGTTTGTGGCTCAACGTGGGAGAATCACAAGAGGCAGCAGTTCGAGTCTTATTCGGACTACGGCCAAGAGATTAGGGCCAATGCAAAGAGGGGGATAGAACTCAACGAACGCAACGGAAACAAGTGTGCTACCCAAACGGGCAAGGTCCGGGCGCAGCAGTTAGCCAACGGGGAAGCCATATCGGTCGAAACCATCAAGCGGATGCACTCCTACCTGTCAAGGGCCGAAACCTACTACGACAACGCAGACGACACCTCGGACTGCGGTTACATCTCCTACCTCCTGTGGGGTGGCAAGTCGGCTCTCTCATGGTCAAGAAATAAACTCCGAGAACTTGGCGAACTTGAAGGCGAAGGATGACGAAGCCCAAGTGCAGGCTCGGATGGATTCGCTCATGATGGTGATTACGACCCTGTGCGACTGCATCGGAGCGGTGGACGATTCCAATGCCCCGAATGCATTTGCCGTGAAGATGAAGATAGTGGACAAGATTGACGAACTCATAGACAAAATCGAATACTAATGGGAACCAGCAAGGGCAACGGCAAGTACATCGAAACCCCCGAAAAGATGTGGGAGTACTTTGAGGCATACCGGGCAGGGGTCAAGAGCAACCCAAGGCTCAAGACGGTATTCCCCGGCAAGGATGCTATTCCCCAATACGAACCCTTGGAGCGTCCGCTGACCTTGGAAGGCTTTGAGAACTGGTGTGCGGATGCAGATATAATTGAGGACCTTGGGGCCTATTTTACAAACAGGGACAAGCGATATAGCGACTATGTAGCCATCTGCTCGCGTATAAGGCGAACCATCCGTCAAGACCAAATTGAGGGTGGCATGGTTGGTCAGTACAACCCATCCATCACTCAACGCCTCAACAACCTTGTGGAGCGTCAAGAGAACACGGTCCACATCGAGCAGCCCCTATTCCCTGACAATGGCTGATTCTATCGTTGAGGGCGTTATTGACCAATTCAGGACAAGAGCCGAGCAGGGCAAAGCGAAGTACGGGACGACCATGGACCGCAACGACCTGACCCCGATGGAGTGGATTCAGCATTTACAGGAGGAACTGATGGATGCGGTGGTGTACCTGCAAAAGATAAAGAACCTTGAAAGAGCAGGAGAAGTTCATCCGAACCACGGCCGTAAATAAGGTCCGTGAGTTAAAGCGGTTCGTCAAAGGGGTACAAGGCGGCTCGTCCGCATCCAAGACGTACTCCATCCTTGCCGTTGAAATTGACTATTGCACGAAGAATCCGTACACGGAAACGAGCGTTGTAGCCGAGTCCATCCCACACCTCAAGCGTGGGGCCATGAGGGACTTCATGAAGATTATGACCGTTACAGGGCGGTTCAACGCTGCCCGATGGAACGCCACCGACTTTAGGTACAAGTTCGCTAACGGGTCTTACATCGAGTTCTTTTCGGCTGACGATGACTCCAAGTTAAGGGGTGCAAGAAGGGACAGGCTCTACATGAACGAGGCCAACAACCTATCCTTCCACGCTTACACGGAATTGGCAGCACGGACCAAGCAATCGGTTATCCTTGACTGGAACCCGGTCAACGAGTTTTGGTTTCACTCCGAACTGATGCAAGACGAGGACGTGGACTTCCTCATTCTAACCTACAAGGACAACGAAGCCTGCCCCAAGAGTGCGAGGGACTTCATTGAGAAAGCGAGGGTCAAGGCTGAAACTTCGGAGTATTGGGCTAACTGGTACAAGGTCTATGGCCTCGGTCAGGTCGGGACGCTACAGGGTGCGATATACGAGGACTTCGAGGTTGTGGAGGGTATCGATGTCAGCCGAGCCAAATTCGTCGCCCTTGGGCTTGACTGGGGGTTCAGCAACGACCCTACGGCATTGGTCGCTATCTACCGCCAAGGGGACTGCCTGCTGATTCAGGAACTGCTCTACGCCACGGGCCTGACCAACCAAGACATCGCAGACAAACTGCGGTCCTTGGGTATCACAAGGGCTTGGGAGATAGTTGCCGATTCAGCAGAACCCAAGAGCATCGAGGAAATCTACCGTCTTGGCTTTAACATCAAGCCAGCGGAGAAAGGCCCCGATTCGGTTCGGAACGGGATTGACATCTTGAAACGCTTCAAATTGCAGGTAACCAAGGATAGCACCAACCTCATCAAGGAACTGCGCTCCTATACTTGGGCGACCGACAAAGAGGGCAAGAACACGGGGGTTCCGATTGATTCCTTCAACCACGCCTGCGATGCGATGCGGTATGTGGCACTCAACAAGTTAAGAGTAAGCAACTCAGGGAAGTATGTTGTGGTGTAACTTTGCAGGACTAAACCTCTAAACAATATGAAAGATTTTGTCGTGCGCCTATTAGACGAAAGAAGCGAACTTAACAGAAAAATGGCTAAACTTTATGATTTTATTGAAAGCGATGAGGCTGAATCAATTGATAAAGTTATGCTTGGACTGCTTAGAGTTCAATATCAATTAATGAAAACCTATCACACCATTTTAGACGAAAGAATAGACTTGCTGCTTAAATGAACCACGAACGCATCCTTGACCTGCTAATCGAAATCGGGAAGACGCTTGCAGCCGTTTTCTTTATCATCACCCTTCTAACCCTCCTTTGGACCTTATGAGCGAGTTTAAACAATACCGAAGAAAGCAAATTGCGGAACTTCGCCCTTTTCAGGGAGGCGAAGAATTATCCGAAAGAATATCAATATCGCAAGCCGATAGGGACAATGGAAGCCCGAAGGTTGGGGACATGATTGCCCGAAACCCCAAGAACCATGACGACCAATGGCTTGTTGCAAAGCAGTATTTTGAGGACAATTTTGAACCAGTCATGATGACTTTCATAAACTCATGAAAGTCGTTCACTACTACCACATCTACTGCGGGGGCAACTGGCAGTTAATCCTCAATCAACACATGATGGCGGTCTGCAATTACGGGCTTATCAACGTCTTGGACGAAATCCGTGTAGGCATCGTCGGTCCACCCGAACAACGCAAAGCGGTCAAGGAGGTGCTGGAAGGCTCGATGGTTGCAGATAAGGTCAAGGTCGTAGTAACCCGAACCAACGCTTGGGAGCAGGCGACGCTGACTGAAATGTACCGGGCAAGTCAAGAAGAAGAAGCCGTGTACCTGTACGCCCACACCAAGGGGGCAAGCGACCCATCATTGATAAACCAGTTGTGGAATCGAAGCATGACCTTCTTCAACGTGGTTGCTTGGGAACGCTGCCTGCAACTGCTGGAAGGCGTGGATGCGGTGGGCTGCCATTGGATTACCAAGGAACAGTTCCCTCACATGGCTGACCACAACAACCCCGATGGCTATCCCTACTTTGGTGGAACCTATTGGTGGGCCAAGTCGTCCCACATCAAGGAACTGGGTGAGCCGGAACGCAAGCAGAGGTGGCAGGCCGAGCATTGGATTGGCAAGAAGCCTGACACGAAGGTCCACGACACCAACCCCGGATGGCCGGGTCCCGAAAAATTTGTAATCACGTTTTAGCATGAAGGTCCCTATCCTCATTACCAACTTTAATCTTTTCACTTGGCCCAAGGCAATGGTCAAGGAACTGCAACGGATGAAGGAATGCGGTCCTATCATTATCATTGACAACGGTTCAACTTACGGCCCTACCTTGGAGTGGTACGATTCGCTAAAGGGGAATGAGGACGTTTCGGTAGTTCGTACGGGGCAGAACTTGGGACATCTTGTGGCATGGAGGCTCGGATTTGACAAACGCATCAAAGCCGATTTTGGCTACCCCGATTACATCGTAACCGACCCCGACCTCGACCTTTCGGGATGCCCTGACGACACCATCGTACGGATGCGTGAACTTTGGTACGATTCGCCTTCGTACCCCTACATCTACCGGGACGAAGAAGCCAAGGACTTTAACGGGGTGCAGTTCAATGTCAAGGACAAAATTGGCCTCGGCATTCGTGTTGACGATGTTCCCGAAAACGCCCTATTCTTCCAACCTGCTGAACATCGCTACCACAAGCAACCGACCTATGGCAACCTTCGCTTGGCTCCAGTTGATACGACCTTCGCCTTCTACCATGCCGACACCTATCAGGTCTGCATTAGCGGTGCGAGGACGATGACCCCCTACGAGGTCAGGCATCTGCCCTACTACATCACACCCGTTGAGATGAACTCGGATTGGGAGTTCCGGCAATACCTTGACAAAGCAAACCACTCCAGCACGGCCAAGAAGATAGCCGATGGACTTCAAATCGGATAATATGCCCTACTCACACCCGTTCCACAAAGACTTTGTTGGCAACCATATCCGCTCGGTTCTAACCGAATCCGACCGGGTGCTTGACATTGGATGCGGTTGCGGAACTTACGCCCTGCTGCTTCCCGACATCAAAATGGATGGCATCGAGATTCACGAGCCGTATGTCAGCCGATTCGGTTTGCAGGACCTTTACCAAACCCTGCATATTGGGGATATTCGTGAGTTCGATTTTTCGGCCTACACCTACCTGATTATGGGCGATGTCTTTGAGCATTTAACCTTTAACGAGGCGAGGGACCTGCTTACCCGAATGAATGGCAAGAGGGTCATGATTGCCGTGCCTTATATGTACAGGCAGGGCGAATGGGAAGGGAATGTGTACGAAACGCATTGGCAACCCGACCTGACCCCCGAAGTGATGGCGTTGAGATACCCCGAACTGAAATTGCTCGTTGGGGATGCGGTGTACGGCTACTACATAAACTACTGACCCATGAAACTCCAAGACCTCACCATCGACCAGTTCCAGCGCATCGGAGCCATTGAGTTCAGCAGCGTCCTTGGGGACTACGACAAGCGTGCAGGGGTCGTTGCAATCGTTGAGGGGGTCGATATATCACTCGTCCGAGAAATGTCCGCCAAGAGCGTCCTAAAGAGATATAAGGCCATTATCAGCGAGTGGAACGCATTGCCCGCCCTTGGGTACAAGCGAAAGTTCAAAGCCGGGGGCAAGTGGTGGATTCCGACGGTGTTCACGGATGAGTTGACTGCTGGGCAGTTGATTGAACTAATGGACGCAAACACGACGGACGAGAAACAACTCCTGCAGAACCTTCACCGAATCATGGCTACTCTATGCCGTGAGGGCGGTCTATTCGGATTATTCCCGAAAAAGTACGACGGGGCTGCCCATGCTGAAAGAGCCGAGTTGATGAAAAAACACGCCAAGGTGGGCGACGTTTGGGGGGTTGTCAGTTTTTTTTTGCTGAGTTCAGAAAGTTACTTGAAGGTTTTGAGCGACTATTCCAAGCACCTGATGACGAAGGCAGGGGAGTTGACGTAAGCCCTCTCGCTGGCTACGGATGGCTCATGGTCGTCTGGAGGATGGCAAACAAGGACGTGCTGAAGTTCGATGCCATCTTCGCAATGAAAGCGGTGGAGTTCCTAAACTATGCCCTCCTGATTCACGACATTTTGGAAGCCGAACGGATGGAGGCTGAAAGAGCGAGAAGAAGGTAGTATATTTGCATTAGTCAGGTGGCGCAATCGGAAGACGTTGTTCCAAAGTACAAGGAACGTAAAATGGGGTAATCCTCATAGCATACAGGTTCGAATCCTGTCCTGACTACACATTCCAGCACGGGGGACATTTACCCGTATGGAAACAACCATCCTCGCCAATGGCAAGCCCGTAGGGAAGTTCGGCAGCGGTTCGATGAAAGGCATCGACGAAACCGCTTTGGAGGGGATTGGTTCAGTCGTTGGCCCCAAGGGTGGAGGCAAGTCGCCAACCCACGACGTGCTGGTCAAGTGGATTGAACGGGTCATCGAACTTGCGAAGAAGAACCTCGAATCAGCCAACGCAAATGCAGGGGGAACGCTCTCGGCATCCATCGCACCCGAAGACATCGAACTATCGGCAAAGCAAATCGTGGTGGCTATCATGGCTAACCCCTATTGGAAGTACGTGGACCAAGGGGTGCGAGGCAAAACGTCAAGCGTAAAGGCTCCGAGGTCGCCATTCCAATATCGGGACAAGTACCCACCTGCCCAAGCAATGGCCGATTGGATAGCCAACAAGGAAAAACCCGTTGTGCCAACCTATTCCCGTGAACTCAAGCGGATGCGGACGAAGCAGGAGCAGGGGTTGGTGGATGGCAGGTCGGTTGCCTATTGGGTATTCCAGCGAGGGACACGGGCCACGAACTTCATGTCCAACGCCCTATCCCCTGAAATGATAGACGTTTTGGTGAACACAATCGCTGAAACCCTTGGCAAATCCATAAGCGTAGCAACCAAACTATAAAATGGCAACAACCGTCCTTTCAGGGTCGCCTCTCGTAGCAACCCCCGTTTACAACAAGATGCTCTTCAAGGTCAGCGGTTCGCTGATTGCACAACCCAATTACAGGTACGTCTGCGATGTGAAGAACCCAGCAGGGACGACCCTTGCCCGGCTCAAGTGCGACAAGTTACCTTCGACGAACTTCGGGTTCTTTGACGTTGCCAAGGTCGTTGAAACGCTGATTGCACCGACTAAGCCATCGCTGACTCAAACGGGCTTCGTGGATCATGCCGGGTACTATTCGGGGTATCGCCTCGACTTCATGGAGGAATACGGCAACACCCCAGTCGTGCAGACGGGAACGGTTACAACCGTCAGCGGGGTCATGGGGTTTGCGGGGAACTTGGAGCAGTTGGAGTTCCAAGACTGGAGCCTAAGCCCTTACTTCCGAATCGGGTCCTCGTTCAACTCCGTTAAGCCCTTGACAACGCCATCGGCCTTCACCGTGTATCGTGGAGGCAAGGCTTGGCTTGCTATCAACGCCACGAAGTTTACTGCCGTGTCCGCCAATGACACATACCTCGTTTCGGGCCGTGTCGCATATAAGGGAGTTAATTACGACATAGCGGTCAGTCCAAGTTTGTCAGGCACTACGGATTTCAATATCCAACGCTTCGGGTGCGGACCTGCTCAACTATCGGGAACCATCGCAGCACTAAGCGGAGCAGTTGAGGGGGATTCCTACACGGTGCAGTTCTTGGCTAATCAGGGCTTGGGGTCGGTCATCACGACCTTCACGTTCGGACCATGCGAGCGATTCAATTCCATCCCGGTCCATTTTCAAAACAAGTACGGAGGCATTGACTCCTACACCTTCACGCTCAAGAACCGCAAGAGGGCCAACATTACCCGGCAGACGTTTGGCTATAATTCAGACGTTTATGCGACCACCACCTACGACAAGGTGTGGGCAGGGGAGTTCGACTACGTTTACGCACTCAACTCGGACTGGCTCACGGATGCCGAGTCGGCTTGGCTGATTGAGATGATCCGATCCGGGCAGGTATGGCTTGAACTGGATGGGCAGTTAGTTGAGGCTATCGTCAACGCTAATACTTACCAATTTACAACTCGCAGGAACGACCGCCTGACTCAGTTGCAGGTTGAGGTTGCCGTGGCTTACAAGAACAACATCCTATGAGCGTAACCCTCATCGCCTACCCGACCGCTGACTACACCACCGACTTACAGGCTTGGAATGCGTTCAACGACCGAGCCGATGCCGATGGTGCTACAAGCCGAGAGGACGCTTGTTTTGGCTGCCTGTTCTCAACCTTTGCGACGCTTTACGACCAACCTGAACTGGCTTATGTGTTGGACACCATGGGTGGCACGGACATAGCCATCACGTTCAGCATTGACGACATAAACGACATCACCAAGCGTAGGGGGTCGTTCTCCAAGACGATAGAGTTGCCTAATACGACAACCAACGCAAGCCTGTTCAAGTTTGCCTACAACGTGCAGTCCTTTGTCGGTGGATTCCAACCGAACAAGAAGATTCGTGCGGCTATGTGGGAGGATGGGGTCCAAGTGTTCAGCGGTGCGATGCAGTTGCTGTCCATGAGCAAGACCAAGGGCGAAGTAACCTACGAGGTCGGCCTGTTCAGCGAGGACGTGAGCCTATTCCAAGATATCCAAAACAACCTGCTCGTCAACACGGCTGGCGTTACCGGGATGAATCACACGCTGACCTCGGCCCACGTTTCTGCGACTTGGACGGCATTAGGTGCGAGTGGTTACGTTTACGGCTTGGTGGATTCCTACGGAGCCACGGATGTAATTACGCAAGGTTGGTTTGCTATCCCTTACTGGAAGATGGGGCCGTCCATTTACGTCAAGAAGATGGTGGACCTGATTTTCGCACAGGCAGGCTATCGGTACACATCCAATTTCTTCAACTCGACGCTATTCAAGAAACTGGTCATTCCTTACTCTGCTGGGACGATACCCGTTACCCTGTCCGGGTCGAACACCTTTGCGCAAACTACTGGCAATATAAATGCGTTCGGCACGTCGTTTACAAAAGCGTTCTTCCAAAACGATTCCGTTGCCCCCTATTATGACCGAAGCGGTTATTGGGTCGCATCGTCCAGCACGTTTGTCGCTCCTACATTGCCGACAAGATGGAACGTCAGTTTTAATTTTAAACCAGCAACGGCATCCCCAATAAACAGGGATTCTCAAGGTGTTTTGAGGTTGTTGGATATTGACACAAGCGGAACCATTGCAAGCCAAACGGTCATCCTGTCAATCACTACAAACTCGTCAGCAGTTTTTCAAAACGTGCAATTAAGTGAGAAGCAGCGTGTCATTGTAGAATACAGGGAGGATAGAAACGGATTGACCACTTTGCCATCCGGCTCTACAATTCTTTGGGAGTGCCTTGAAAACCCCCAAAGCATCGGAGTCGTTGATATGCGGACCGCACTCCCTGCTGACGTGAAGCAGAGCGACCTGCTCGTTGACCTTCAAAAGATGTTCAACCTTTACTTCATGCCCGATGCACAGGATCCAAAACTCCTATACATTGAGCCGTTCAAGGACTTCTACTCCAGCGGTGTGGTTGACTGGACGCAGAAGGTGGACGAGAACCAAGAGCAGTTGTTGACCAATGGCGACCCCAACCAATACAAGTCGCTTGTGTTTAAGTACAAGGACATGGGCGATTACCTGTCCAAGACCTACAAGTCAAGCAATCCGCTCGCCAAGGAAGGGTACGGAGGCCGTCAGTTCTTGACGCAAAACTTCTACGGCAAATCCGAGTTTGTCTGCGAAACAATGGCCGGAACGCTGATACCGGGTTCGTTCACAACCGACAAGGTCATCGGTAGGGCTTGGGACTTGGAAGGCAGCACGGCAAGCGGTACGGTCAAGCAGTTGAACACGGGATACCGATTAGCACAATATAACTCAATCGCTCAAGGCACAACGTCTTGGTTCTATCAAACAGGCGTGAGCGGTTCGTTTGCTACGGGTGAGTATGTCGCCAACGTTCCATTCGTGAGCCACATTGACAACCCCTATGCACCCACCGAGGACCTTGCCTTTGGTATTCCGAGGCAGGTCTTCTACAACGCAGTCAACGCAAGCGGTACGCCAATCACCTACACGAACAACAACCTTTACAACAAGTATTGGCTCAACTACATCACCGAAACGACCTCCAAGGAAGCCTTGCAGTTGGAGTTGACCATGGTCTTGAACTGCGTGGACATCTACCAACTCGACTTCCGAAAGCCGATTTATTACAACGGCATTCGATGGCGTTTGCTGGAGATTCGGGACTATACCGTAGGCGAAGCAAAGCCTTGCCGGGTAACGCTCCGAAGGATTCTCAATCTCGCAGAGTTTGTGCCTATAACGAGCGTCCCAATAACAAGCGACCCTGCTGGATTACCGAACGGACCTATCGACCCCGACCCAGCAGATCCTGACTACGAACCACCCATCAACCCTGAATTACCAACCCCCGGATAATGGCAGTAACTAAAGAAATCGTCCTCGAAGTAGGAATCAAGGACTCCACCGCACAAGGCACGACGAGTGCGAAGCAGCGTCTGCGTGAACTCCAAAAGACGCTCATTGATATGTCTTTGGCCGGGCAAGAAGGCACGAAGGCTTTCAAGCAAATGGAGGCCGAGGCAGGGAAACTCAAAGACCAAATCGGGGACACCTCGCAGCGAATCAAGACCCTTGCAAGCGATACCGTAAGGATCGACACCGTTGTTTCAGCGGTGCAGGGTATAACGGCAGGGTTCCAAATCGCCCAAGGTGCAGCAGCATTGTTCGGCTCCGAGAACGAGGACTTGCAGAAATCTTTACTCAAGGTCCAAGGGGCCATGGCTCTTGCTACTGGAGTGCAGCAGGTAGCCAACCTGCTCAACAAGGACTCCATCCTAATCACCCAAGGGCAGGCAGCAGCGCAGGCACTCTACGCAACCGCAGTCGGGGCAAGTACCGGGGCGATGAAGGCGTTTAGAATCGCCCTCCTTGCAACGGGTATCGGTGCAGCAGTCGCAGCCGTAGGGCTTTTGGTCGCCAAGTGGGATGAACTCACCGCAGCGGTCCGCAGGTTCCTGAACCTACCCGACCCAGCCATCGCAGCCAAGGCGAGGGAGGACGCTTTGATGCGTGAAGAAGCAGCCCTCTCCAATTACCGGGATGCATACGAAGCCCACACGGAGGCGCAGATTGAGGCCAACAGGAAGCGTGAAGAAGATGACAAGAAGACTGCAGAGGCTCGCAGGTTAATGATGGAAGAGCAGGCTCGGTCAAGGGCTATCATGGCTGAAACCGAAGTACTGCAAGCCAAGACAACGGCTGACGCTTTGGTGCAGATTACCGCTGACCAAAACGCCAAGCAGGACGCTTTGAACGCCCAAGCGATGCAGACCGAGATGGAGCGTCGCATCAAGTTCAACGAGGACATGAAGGCCAACGAGCAAGCCTTGGCCGACTTCAAACAACAGGTAACGGTTGACTCATTGCAATCCGTTCAAAGCATCTTGCAGTCCTTTGGCAACGAAAGCAAGGGTCTTGCTCTTGCTGCCTTGGCCTTGGAGAAAGGCCTTGCTATTGCCAATGTCATCGTCAACCTGCAAAAAGAGATGGCAGCGAATGCGGTCATGGCAGCAGCCAACCCTGCTAATGCTATAACCGCAGGAGCAGCAGGGGTCGCACAACTCAAGGCCTACAACACGCTTTCAAAGATTCGTGCAGGGCTACGCATCGCAGCGATTACCGCTGCTGGCATCCAAGGAGCCAAAGCCATTACAGGCGGAGGGGATAGCGGTGGTGTTCCAGCAGGAGCAGCAGGTGGTGGCGCACCGGGTGCAGCAGCAGCCCCGTCAATCTTCGCAAACCCGAACGTTACCGACCTGTCTGGATTCGGTCAAGGCCAAGGCCAAGGTTCATCACCGATGCGAGCCTATGTGGTTGAACGGGACATCACCCAAAGCACTCGGAGGGTTCGGAGGTTGGAGGAATTTGCAACTTTGGGGGCATAGGACATTTACCTGCATGGAACTACCCATTTACAGGATGACCGTTGACGAAGTGGATGAAGGGGTCCAATTCGTGGCCCTCACCGATATGCCGGCAATCGAACGGCCATTCCAAGCATTCAGCAAGGCCAAGCAGAAGTTCACCGAAACAGGCGAACGGAGGGTCCTGACTGGGCCTCTTATGCTTGCAGACACACCCATCTTCAGGAAGGACGAAACCTATGGCGAGTACTACGTCGTATTCGACAAGGCCACCATCCGCAAGATAGTCCAAAAGTACTTCAAGCAAGGCAACCAGCACAACGTCAACGCTTACCACAATGCCGAACTCGATGGCGTGTTCATGTTCGAGTCCTACATCACCGACTCCGAGCGTGGCGTCATGCCACCCAAGGGCTACGAGGATACCCCCGACGGCTCTTGGTTCGGGTCCTTCAAAGTAGAGAACGACGAGGTGTGGGACAACCGCAACCTGTTCCGGGGTTTCTCCGTTGAAGGGCTTTTTGGAATGGACAAGACCGAATCCGAACTGGAGGTCGCACTCGCTGGCCTTGCCGACGAATTAACCGCTTTTTTGCAACAATTAACCCCCACCTACAAATCCAATCAACTATGAACTTGAAAAACGCAATCGAATCCCTGCGAAGTGAACTTCGTAAATTCAGCACTCAAAAGCAGTCCTTCGCTGACTACAAGTTGACCGATGGCGCGGTTGTCCGTGTTGACGGGGACCTCGTTGCCGGGACTGCCGTTTATGTCGTTGCCGAAGAAGGCACTCTCCCTGCACCCGATGGCGAGCATGTCGTCGAAGGTGTTGGCACGATCAAGACCGAAGCAGGCAAGATCGTTGAGGTCATCGCTGCAGAAGTAGCCACCCCCGAAATCGAAGCCTTTCGTTGTGGCGTACCCGTTGCTGCTGAAATCACCCCCGAAGTGGCCGTTGAGGTTACCGAGGAAATCAAAGAAGCCTATCCTGCTATGACCCCCGAAGTCGTTGAGGCTATCGTCGCCAAGCACCTCGGAGCCATCATGGAAGAACTCAAAGCAGCATACGCTGAAATGGGCAAGATGAAGGAGAAAATGTCCGCATTTGCATCGCAGGTCGAAACCATGGCCGACATCGTCGAAAAGGTTTCCGAACTCCCAGCCGAAGCCCCAAAAGCAAGCGGTTCAGCAATCGTTGAGCAACGCAAGGCTCAAGCCTCGCAGAACTTCAACGCTCTCGCACAAGCATTACAATCACTCAAATCCAAAAACTAAACCCCTAAACCCCCATTAACAATGGCATATTCGTTCACAGGATTAACCTCCTACACCGACCAAGAGAGGCTTCCTCTCATCACCAAGGCCGTGTTCTCGGCCCGTTCAGCAGCCCTGTTCACCAAGCAGGTGGGCATCAAGTTCGCTGCTGCCCTCAACCTCATGGACACCGATGCAGTTCTGCAAGGCGGTGATACTTGCGGTTACACAAGTTCAGGCACGACTGCCTTCACCCAGCGGAATATCACCGTTGGACGCATG